CACACCAGCACCAGATTTATTACTTGATATTGACTTTGCAAACATTAGTGGTTCATCTATACCAGACACTAGTGCATACCAAAACAGCTATGCTTTTATAAGTGATAAAACAGGAAGCTTTAATCCAGCAAGTGGAGGATTTATCACTAGTAATGGTGATGCTCTTGCAAGTGCTGCTAATGGTAATTGGAATGATACTATACCGCTGAATATTACTTCTAGCCATACTACACTATTTGTAGTTAATCCAGGATCATTTGGAGATGAAAAATCAACATTCTTAACTATTGGTGAAGGTGGAGTTACTCCTAGAATAGAAACATTTTTATGTGTATCTGGTAGTGTTGCCGGTACTTACCATTTTGGATATTCTAGATTTTTTGATCCTATTGTACCTGATGTACGTTTAACTTCTAGTTTAGCTTACCCTATCAATGAATGGCATATGTTCACTTCTACTTATGATGGAGACCAAATGCAAATATGGGTTGATAATACTTTAAGTAGTACTTTATCTGGAATTAATCCTGGATACCGTGTTAAATTAGATTTTAATAATGGAATATTATTTAGTGATAGTGCAAACCCAGGAGCAATTGATTTCTCTGGATCAATGGGAATTTATAAAATATGGAATAAAGTTCTTACTCCAGAAGAAATAGAAGAACAATATAATACCTATAAAGATAGATTTGGGCTGGTTTAACCTCTCAAATAGAATATATACACAAAGTTACAACCCTAGAAAACAAATTTAATCATGAATTCACAAAGCATTCTTAACAAAGTCATGGCCCTAATTGGTGCTGAACAGTCTGTTAAGCTATCTGGTGATGAGTATGGTAAATTAGAAGATGGTCCAGCAGTAGTTACTGATGCGTTTCAAGTAGGAAACACATTAATGGTAATTGGTGAAGATGGAAGTAGAACTCCAGCTCCAGATGCAGACCATATCATTTATCTACCAACAGCAAATGGTCAAAAAAGATTTTTCATTACTACTAAGGATGGTATTATGACTTCTATCCATTTGGAAGACAACCACAATGGTAAACCCGTTAATGCATCTAAACAAGATTCACAAATGAAAAAAGAACTAAACTTACAAGAAGTGGACGTAGAAAAAATTGCCGGCCCAGAAGCTGACACTACTGTCTATGATGAGAAGGATGTTGTTAAAAAAGAAGAAGAAATGGCTTCTGAAGAGCAACGTCTTGATTCATTAGAAGAGCAAGTAAATCAATTGCGTGTTGATATTGCTCAATTGTTTGAAGCTGTAAAAGGCCTAGACAAAAAAGAAGATATTAAAGAACCTGAAATGGAAGAAGACATGAAAAAACAAATGATGTCTGCTCCTAAGAAATTCACTGGTGCTCCAGTTGAAGAACCTGTAAAATTAGGTGCTTTAATTCAAAAGAAAACCCAAGACACTCAATCTAGAGTTTTTGCTAGAATGATGAACTCAAACTTTAATTAATTAAATAAATAAAAATGGCTACAACTGTTAATATTTCAAGTACTTACGCAGGTCAGTTTTCTGGTAAGTATATTGCAGCTGCGCTTTTGAGTGCTCCTACTCTAGATAAAGAGTACATCACCCTTAAGCCAAACATTAAGTACAAAGAAGTTATTAAGAAATACGCTTCTGATGAGATTGTAAAAGATGCATCATGTGATTTCTCTGCTTCTTCTACTATCACTTTAACTGAACAAATCATCCAACCAGAAGAATTCCAAGTTAACTTACAATTATGTAAGGAAGATTTCCGTTCTGACTGGGAAGCTATTGACATGGGTGTATCAGTTTATGACAATCTACCTGCTAACTTTACTGATTTCTTAATTGGTCAAGTTGCTGGACAAGTTGCTCAGAAAATTGAAAGAAACATCTGGTCTGGTTCTAACGCTACCAATGGTGAATTTGACGGATTCCTTCAATTGTTTGGAACCGCTGGTTCAGGTGTATTATCTGGATCATTTGGTGCTAGTGCAGTAACTGCTTCTTCTACTGTTATTGCTGGTCTTCAGTTAGTTGTTGATAGAATTCCTGATACTGTTTACGGTAAAGAGGATTTAGCTATCTACGTTTCTACTGCTACTATGAAAGCTTACCAAACTGCTTTAGGTGGTGCTCAAGCTTCTGGTGTTGGTGCTAACGGATTTAACAACCAAATGACTGTAGGTCTTAAGCCTATGGATTTCCAAGGTATTCCAGTATTAATGTGCCCTGGTTTACCAGCTGGTAACGTAGTTGCCGCTCAAAAATCAAACCTATTCTTTGGTACTGCTTTATTAAGCAACAAGAATGAAGTTAAATTGCTAGACATGGCAGACCTAGACGGATCACAAAATGTACGTGTAATCATGCGTTACACTGCTGGTGTTCAGTTTGGTGTTGGATCTGACATTGTTTGGTACAACGGATAATATTAGGTAATATAGGGGGAGCAATGCTCCCCTTAATACCAAATTATCAAAAAAAAACATTAAAACTTTAAATAAAACTAATTATGGCTTGTAATATTTCTTTAGGAAGAAATGAACCATGTAAGGATCAAATTGCTGGTCTACAGGCTGTTTACTTCATCAACTATACAACTTCTAGCTTTACTCTTGATGCTGATGACGTAGTAACTGCTTTCCCTAGTGGTTCTACTGTTTACAAGTATGAATTGAAAGGTGCTAACGCGTATACTGAGACTGTAAACACCTCTAGAGACAACGGTACTACATTCTTCAACCAAGAGCTATCTTTAACATTGAAACACTTAGATGCGTCAATGACTAAAGAGTTCAAATTGTTAGCTTATGGAAGACCTCAGATTGTAGTTCACACCAGAAATGGTGAAGCTTTATTAGTTGGTAAAGACCAAGGTGCTGATATGACTGCTGGTACAATTGTAACAGGACAAGCATACGGTGACCTAGCTGGATATACTTCAGTATTTACTGGTCAAGAAAAACTACCAGCTAACTTCTTAACTGGTTCAACAGTAAGTAACCCATTTGCAGGAATAGCTAACGCTCCAACTGTAGTATACGGTTCAAACTAAGATAAAACTGACTCACCCCGGTCAGTTCTCTATATATATCTCTGTTGACAAAGGTAGCCCGCTCTCCCGCGGGCTATCTTTATCTCCACAAACAAATAATCAGGGTATGGTTATAACGCTAGAATAAAAAAATATGACTATATTAACTCCACAAACAGGATCAATACAATCATTTAAGATTAGGACAAGGCCTAGTGCATCTAATTCTCCTTTTGTTGTATCATTGTTGTTGACTGATGAGGAAACAAACGTATCACATTCAGTTACACCTGTTTCTGCATCATATGATTCCTCTGATTTTCTAGTTGTTTCTGCTTCACTTTATCTTACAGGTAGTCATTTTTATAAACTACAAGTACTCCAATTTAGTGGCAGTACAGAATGTGCTGAATTGTATAGAGGAGAAATTTATGCTACTACACAATCAGCAACATTATTAAACTCAGAACCATTATTGTCATACTATGACAGTTCAAATGATTATATAATTTATGAAAGCTAATCAAGAAAAAAGAACAAATAGATCAACAATTAAAGTAGTAAACTTGTCTGATGGTGGCTATATCACACCTAGAATAACTGAGTCTTCTAACAATAGAAGAGCATGGGTTGAATATGGTATTGACGGTATAGATGATTTCTTTACTACATTAATTAAACGTTTTGAAACATCACCTACCAACCAAGCATGTATTGATGGTTCTGTAGATTTAATTTACGGTAAAGGTGTCAAAGCAAAAGATAGACTAGATCTAGAAGAATACCTATACACACTTACTACTGAGGAAGAAATCCGTAGAATTATATTTGATTATAAATTGTATGGTAACGCTTCAATTCAATTAGTATTTAATTCTGAAAGAAACAGAATCATCAATTTTTACCACATACCAACAGATACATTACGTGCTGAAAAGGTAAATGAAAATGGTGTAATTCCAGGATTCTACTATTCACCTGATTTTACTGATAAGAAAATCAAACCAAAATACATCCCAGCATTTGGTCAAAATGAATATGAGGATGATGTACAAATATTGTACTTTAAAAAATATTCTCCAGGTAAATTCTATTATGGTATTCCTGATTACTATTCATCAATCCAATATGCAGCTACAGAAGAAGAAATTTCTAATCTACACCTAAACAACATTAGAAATAACTTTATGCCTTCTACAATCATCAACTTTAACGGTGGTGTTCCTCCAATTGAAGAACAATACCAAATGGAGAACATGATTGCAACTAAATTCTCAGGTACAACTAATTCTGGTAAATTTATTTTATCATTTAATGAAAACCCAGAATATAAAACAACTGTAGAGGCACTTAAACCAGAAAATCTACACCAACAGTATGATTTTATTGCTGAAGAAGCATCACGTAAAATTATGTTGGCGCATAGGGTAACATCACAAATGTTGTTTGGTATTAAAACAGCATCTGGATTCTCTAGTAATGCTGATGAATTAAAGGTAGCATATGAAACTTTCTATGCAATGGTAATTCAACCATTCCAACAAGACGTAATTCAACAAATCCAAGGTATAGTTGAATTCAATGGTGTAAATGGAGAGGATTTATATTTTGCACCACTAATTCCATTTGGTTTCTTAGCTGAATTGATGGATAATGCTGGTGGAGCAAATGCTCAAGCAATCATTGAAAATCCAAATGATGTACCTGATTTAGAAAATGTTGAAGAACCAAACCAAACAGCACCAAACCCAAATGAGGAAATTGGTATTGTTACTGGACCAGAAAACGTAGGACCAAGCTTATAAATTAACATACAATGAGTTTAAATATATTATTCATATCAAGAAATGATATTGTCAGAAGATCACCTATAGGCGGGAATATTGATCCTGATAAAATCATCCCATTTGTCAAAACAGCTCAAGACAAATATATCCTAATTTTATTAGGTACTGTATTGTATGAAAAATTACAAGCTGATGTTGCTGCTGGAACCATTACTGGTGTATATAAAGACCTAATGGACTTATATATTAAAGATACCCTAGTACATTATTCAGTAGTTGAATCATTACCTTACTTATCATATACTATTGCTAATGGATCTATTGTAAAACACATATCAGAACAATCTGTTTCACCAGATAAAGTTGATATTGACTTTTTACTACAGAAATCATTACAAACAGCTCAATTCTATGCTGAACGTTTAGTTGAATTCTTGATAGCAAACAACAACACCTATCCTGAATACAACCAAACAAATGGTAAATCAAATAACATTTATCCTGATAAAGGAAATCAATATACGCAAGGATGGGTGCTCTAGTGTAAGGGGGGAAATAAGTTCATATATTTATAGCAAACTAAAATGTTATAAATTATGGACAGAAAAGCTTACTATTTAAAAAACAAAGAAAAATATGCTGCAAAAAGAAAAGCAGCTTATGAAGCAAACAAAGAACAAGAAGCATTATATGCCAAAGCATACCATGAAAAGGGAGGAATTGGAGTATATGCCTGGAAAGACAAAAATGATGGAACAGTAATTTATGTTGGTAGTGGTTATTTTGAACAAAGAAAAAAAATGCAAATAGCATTACACACCACTACTACAAATAAAAAATTACAAGCATTATTTAAAGAAAACGGAATTGATAGATATGAATTTGTTAAAATAGAAGAGTTTGATGGTGATATAAAAGAACGTAAAACCAAAGAACAATACTGGATTAATAAATTAAAACCAATTTGTAATAAGTTTAAAGCCACCAGAACACCTGAAGAGGCTAAAATCTACAGGAATAAAAAATGGATGGAGCTATATTATAAGAAAAAGAATGAACAAAAAGAAGGACTACAAAGGATACCAAGCTAAGGATGAAAATAAGGTAAAATTAAGTACCTATATTGTAACCCGTGATTTAGATGCGTTTTACGCAACTACTCCTGGTAAGACACCACCTATAGCGCCTACAAATAAAACCGCAAGTATAACGCAAAATAAACGTTTCAAATAATGCAGACATTTTATAGTTTAACTCAGTTTTTCAATGCGGTATCTTTATCACACCCAAATGTTACTACATTTACTATGGGTGATATTTACAATGTTGATGTAAATAAACAAACATTATTTCCTTTAGTTCACTTAATTGTAAACAACGTTACAGTAGGAGAAGGATTAATGACATATAATGTTACTCTAATGGCAATGGATAGGGTAGTATATGTAACAGATGATTCAAGTGGTGCATACAACACATTACTTAAAAACTATAAAGACGTTACTAACATAGATGATGTATGGAACTCAACATTACTTACCTTAAATGATGTTATTTCATACATTCAGAGAAATCCACAAGCATTAGATTACAATGTTTATGTAGATTCTGTTTGTACTCCATTCCAAGAAAGATTTGATAATTTACTAGCTGGATGGCAAGCAACAATTAATATTGCAGTACCTAATCCTAGTGATATGTGTGTCATCAATGTTACTGATGTTGAAGCTAATGGCGGTACACCT